ATTTCAGGTATGGACAGAAGATACTTTAAAGAATTTAGGGATCAAACTACTAACGGGAAAGCATAAATAGTACTATGGCAAGTTTATTTGATACTTTACAAGCTCAAGCGTTCCGTGCAGGTGTCACGGCTAGAACGAATGCTAGTAAAAAATGGTTTCAAGCTAACGTTAAGAAATTAGGACAGGTAAATCGTACATCTCTTTTAAAAGATGATGCATTAGAACCATCCTCTAGAAACATTGCTGGTAATATGTACATGTATTTTTACGATCCAAAGTATAAAGATGAATTACCTTATTACGATAGGTTTCCATTAACCATAATGGTTGAACCTGCAAAAGGTGGATTCTATGGATTAAATCTACATTATCTAAAGCCAACAGTACGTGCAGCATTTTTAGATGAACTAATGAAAACAGCGCCAACAAAGATTACAGATAAGAGTAGAATTAGAGCTAGATACAAATTGTTAGCAAGCAGTAAAAAATATAAAGAGTTTAAACCTTGTTTTAAACATTATTTAACAGAACATATTAAGTCTAAATTAGTTAGAGTTCCTATGTCTGAATGGGAAGTAGCTATATTCTTACCAACAGAACAATTTAAGTAGAAAGGTAAAGCAGCTATTTGGGCTGATTCCATGAAAATTTGTTGGAGCTAAGAATGAATATAGATAACTTAAAATCGAC